TTGTTAACTACAAATCCAGCGTAAGCTAATATGCTTACTATTAATTCTGTTTCTTGTGATTTATGTAAAGTAAAGTCAGTAGAACCTTCAGTAGTGCTACTATATAAATCTTGTGCTCTTAATGTTAATACCATATTTCCAGAACCACTATTTGGTATAGCGGTATTACTAATTACTATTGTATCACCTATAGCAAAACCACTACCAGCTGAAGTAAATTCAATAGCCGTTATAGTGTTGCCAGATACTGTTACTATAAATGAAGCACCAGTTCCTGATCCAGTTGCTGTTACACCGCCAGATCCAACTGTTAAATTATATTGTTGTGAAGTAGTTATATCTGTACGGTTTGTACTTACAATATTAATTGATTTAGTACCTATAGTTATACCACCAGCAACAAATGGATTAGCATCGTATACTTGCGTACCGTAGTTTTGCTCTGTAGTATAACCAAACCTAGGATCATCTGGCATTTTAATATATTGTAATAACAGATTAGTAATTGTCTGTGGATTTACAACTAATGAATTATCTGTTTGATAATAAACCGGAAATGAACTTGATGGTTGTGTTAATGGTGAAGAGTTTAGATATGGTAGTCTGTTTTTATCTATTTTTTCGACCTTAATATTTCCTGAAGTAAGATCTAGTATTTGATATACGTTTGATGGTAACGCGAATAAGTTACCGTTTAATTCAGATAAAGTATGAGTTGCATAAAACTCATCTATTTGTTCTTGTATTTTTGATGGCAAATCAGCAAAGCCTTCGTTTATACGATTAACGTTTTCAATATTTACAAACTTATTATAATCGTAAAATAATTTATCTAATAACTCTAGCTGTACTTGTCTAGCAATATTGTTAAACTCGTATGGAGTTAAATAACCTCTTTGTTCTTTGTTCAGTATAGACAAGGCTGTTTTATATACTTTATTTACGTTAATTGCCATAGTATGTTTTTTATAGTAAGTGGTCACCTATAGAGATGACCACCTCTATAAATGATTATTATTTTAATCTTTTTTCTACTGTTTTAAAAATATCAATACCATCGTCTGTTTTAAACCATGCAGCTAATGCTGAATATGGGTTTTCATCAAACGGTACGGTAATTAATTTTTTACCAGTTGATTGCCATTTAAATGTTCTCTGATCTTGAGATAATTCTATAAGGCCAGCTTCAACAGCTCTAATACCTGTATTCCTGACATTAATATTATCATCATTAGCAAGTTCTAAGAACAATTGTGGTTGATTTTGAGCAAATACTAATAAGTCACGTTTAAGTTCCTTAGAAGTCATCTTAGTAACCTCTCTACCAATCTCTGTTCTTAATATAGCTTCTGCTTGATCAACATCAATGGTTTTTGCTAAATTCATAGCTTCTAATTGTAGTTCGATAATATCGAGATCAGTAGTAGCTATTTCATCAGCGTTAAACTCTTTAAATATTTGACCTCTTCCTGGGTGATACAAAGATAAAAACTTTTGTAATGCAACTTTTTCTTTTTCAACAAACAGTTTACCATTTCTAAATATAATGTGGCCTAACTTTGAATGACCTTTCATTTCATCTACAAACGGAGTTTGTTGGTTTCTTGCATATTTAATTTCTCTTTCGTATCCTTTTTCGTTATCGAAATAAAATAATCCTCTTGATTTTATAATATAGACAGGAGGAAAGCTGTCCATTTTAAGCTCATATAATCTATCTTTAATTTCCCATTGTGGTTGAGCTACCACAGGGGCTTTTTTCTTTTGTTTTTCCATGATATAATATAATAAAAATTAAAAAAATATAAAGAGCTAGGGTGCCGAAGCACCCAACTCTTTAATAAGTATACTACTTGAATAATACGAAATTATTAGCAGCTTGTACAACTAAACATCTTTCTGATAGGTAGTTGATTTCCATCTTATCGATGTTTGAACTTGTAGGTCCACCTACAGATCCAGTCACCCAAGACTTCATCTTTCTATCATCAGCTTGAGATGCTCTATATCTAACGTGTAAGAAAGGTCTTCTTACGTTAGCAGCAACTTGCTGGTCATATACACTAGAAGTACCTGCAGGTATTAATACACCTTTAATATCTCCTAATAATCCTCTTGTTGAAGAGTCATTTAAATATTTCCAGTCAGTTTTATAGAAGTCATAACCGCCTCTTCTAAATCCTGTAAATCCAAGGTTAAGTGCCATGTCTTCTGAGTTTTCAAATACTCCGTAAGCAGTACCACCTTGTGTGCCAGCTGATAGGTTAGCTAAGAAGTCATCAATGAAAAGATTTGAAGCTCTATCAAGATATAGCATGTTCTCTTCGATTGATCCTTGTTTATCTAACTCAGCAAGTAATAGATCAAACTCATCTAACTGATCAACTGAATCTGTAGTTGCAGCGTCAAAGTTATTTGTTGATACTATACCTCTTGATTCGATAGCAGCGAATAAACCTTCAGAACCACCTAGTGCATTACCAGAAGCATCAGATAATGATACACTTGGTTTTACAGCTTCAACCATTACCATTTCTAAGTAATCGTTAAATCTTGCTCTAGTATCTCCAGAAGATTTTAAGTACCATAAGTAACCATTTTGTCCAGCTTCACCAGCAACTTCTACCCAGCCGATTTGCGCTGTGTCAGAACCGTTAATTTCAAAGTGATCTTTGATAATCATTGGTTTGTTAGTGAAAGTTTTGAACTGAGGCTCAATAGCACCTGCCATTTTATCAGTACCTTTTGCAAATTCAGAACCATATACAAAGAAGTTTATTGATAAATCTGATACATCATCAATGTTTGATAATGCAGCAAAGTTAGCAGCAGCATAAGGTTTTACTAAGATGTAAACATCTGTAACCTCTGTTACTATACCTTTTTGTACTGAAGCGCTGTTTGATGCGTGAGCAGCAAATTTAATTGCAACTGTAGCACCTACTCTTACTGGGCATGTAGCCGCTGTGTAAGACTCAGATGCGCCTGAATCAGCATTAGTTAATGAGCTAACTAAGATTTTGTTAACTCCTGTGTTCATTTGTGCACCGAAAGCTAAGTGTAGTCTACCTTGTTCTGACCAAATAATTTGATCTGACTGTAAAGGCTCTTCTGCACTTAACATCGATAAAAATCCAGATATAGTTCTGTTACCATATCTGTCTACTTCCTGCTCATATAGATCAGGTAAGTATTGCTTAGTCCAGCCGTCGTTTTGAATATCTAAATAGTTTGAAATCAGCGGTACTTGTTTGTACGCTGGAGAAACTATTGAACTCGCACCTGGGCCAGAAAAACTAACATTTGTAGCCATAATTTTCTAATTTTTAAAGTGTTTGTTAATAATTTTTAAGTCGCTTTGAAGCAATAGAACTATTATCGCCGCTTATAACTCTCACTTTTACACCACCAGTATCAACCATACCATCAGCTGTCTTCCTATCCATTTTAATATTTTTGGCTTCAGAAGTCATGTTCTTAATAGCATCGGCTTTACCTTGTTCATAAAAATGATTTGCTAAAGCGTCCGCGTTACGTGCAGCAAACAAAGATTTATGATAACCCTTAGCGTCTTTTAGTAAATTATCTTCACTAATATATTTGTCAAAAACCTTTAACACATCGCTTTGAGCTGTCTTTGTTTCTTGCACATCTTTAACGTTGTAACGATACTTTTTGTCCCCAACTTGAAAATCAAAACCTTTGAAGTTCTCATTAAAAACTTGATCAGTCTGTTTATTAAAGTGTTGTGTTTGTTTTGCGGTCAGTTCGTTAACCTCGGCTTGCTCTTTATTATAACGGTTGAAAAACTCAATTGCCTTTTGTTGTTCCGGCGCTAACTTAGATCCCAACTTGACATCTTTGTAATACTGCGCTTTCATATTTTCCAAATGGTTTTTAGCTTGTGCAACTGCTTCTTTATAAGCAAGCTTTTTTCGCTTTACGTCCCTTGGTTCATCTGTCTCTTCGTCGTAGCTAAAATTATCTTCTAACATAAAATTAACTTCTTCTGAAGACAAATGAGGTTTTGTAGACTTGTAGTACTCTCTCAAGAGTGCTTCGCTGTCTATGTTTGAGTAATCCGCGTTGAGTCGAACGTAGTCCTCTAACGTTCCACCAGTCTCGTTCATAAACTTTACAAGTTCTTGTACGTTTTCTGGTAGTTCCACTTCTGGAGTTTTATCTTCAATTTTTTCTTCAACCTCTTCAACTACTTCTTCAGTAACTTCAGGTTGCTCTTCTTCCTCTGTTACTTCTTGCAACACAGGCGTTTCTTCCTGTTGTGTAGGTTCTTCAACTACTTCTTCAACAGGTTCTTCAACTTTTTCGTCAACAACTTTTTCTTCTTGTTGATCATTAAGTTTAGTTAAATCTACTTTGTAAGTACCGTCTTCCTGGAAGCCAGTATCTTTTTTTGGCTCTTCAACCTTAGCTTCCTGCTCAGGAGCTACTTGGTCAACAGCCTCTTCTTGTTTTTCTGCCATAATATAATATTATAAAATTAGTAAAATTATCTTGGTTCAAATTGTTCCAAGTCAAAACCACCTAAATTATCAAAGCCTCTTGACTCAAATTTTTTAGCTGGTAAATCTTTTTTTCTTTGTTCTATTAGATCAGACTGTTGACTAGCTTGTATTCTAGTTCTTTCGTCTTTACGATCTTCTTTGTATTTCTCTCTATCTTTAATCACTTGTCTTTCACCATCTTTAAGCTTCATGTTTAAATCAAACTCAGTTTGCATCAACTGCATTTTGATTTGAGCTTCTCTTTCCATCTTTTTAATATCAAACTCTAACTGCGCTTGATTAATACTAATCTTAGTTTCAGCTAGCGCTTGTTCTTTTTGCATCTCAGCCGCAGAAGCTGCTTGTGCAGCTTGAGCGTTAGACTCTGTTTGAGCTTGAATATTTTGTTGTTGTATTTGTCTATCTTGCTCAAACTTTTTCTTTTGTCTTACTTTTAATAGCTGATTAGCTAGTTTTAAATTTTTAATTTCTCTAATATCAATAGCATCTTCTAAGTTTATTCTTTGTTGTTGCAATGCCATTTGTATATTATTTTCTAATCTTTGTTTTTCTTCTTCATCAGGTGCTAACTCTAAGAATATACCAAAGTCATGTAAATGTAAATTACTAACTTGACTTAAAGTACCTACATTAAATCTACCTAATGA